GCTCGTAGTCTTACTTAAAGAGGCAAGGCGCGCTATTTCGGTTAGTTGGATCTGTACGCGCTCGCTATAACTTTCCTTAGCGGCTAACTGGCCAGCGGCAGTAATGGCGGCGTTATATTTCTTAAATGCTTCCTCCCGGGCTATCTCTTTATCAGCCTCAGCCATTTTAGATTTATTAATAGCTGTAAGTTCATTAAGTAATTGAGTATTAATCGCTAAGAGCGAGGCATCGCTGATTTCTTTAATGCCTGCTAACTTGGCTAGGTCTGCGTTCTTTTGCAGCGCGGCTAGTTCGCCTATTTTCTTTAGCGCTAAATCGCCGTTATCTTCCTCGATGGCGATAAGAGCCTCAAGGCGCAGGCGTGTCTCTTTGTCATAAGTAGCCTTAAGAGCGGCAGCTAGAGATACGCGGGTAGTATCAAAAACAGCAGCAGCCTTAGATAGAGATAACTTATTTTTTTCCGCTATTGCTGATTTTCTTTGTAGCGCTAATAACTCTTTAGCTCGCTTAGCGGCATCGGCTTCGGCCTTTGCTCGTGCCTTAGCATCGGCTTTTTGTGTATCTTGATTGCCAGCCGATAGCGAGCGATTACCAAACCCTCCGGCGATCTGTCCACTTTGTAAAGCGAAATACTGTTGCAGGTATTCGCCTGCCTTAAGGCCGATAGTTACATCAATAAGGCCAGCGATAACGCTGCTAAGTTTATCGATCTTTTTGATCGTGTCGTCGATCGTCTCGCCGCCTGATAGCGCTGTGATAGCGCCAAGTAAAGATTTACCGATCTTTTCGCTAGCGTTCTCGGAGGCTATCGCCAGTTTATTGATTGAGCCTATGTAGCTATCGGCGGCTACCTTAGCTTGGCCAGCAAAAAGTACCTGTAGGCGCTTTTGTACTTCCTCAAAGTTTGTAGAGGCTAACTCAGCTTGAGTAAGTCCTAGGTTAAGAGAGCGTAAGCCCTTAAAATTGCCTACGTATGCTTGGCTTAATATCTCGCTAGTTTTAGCTAAATCGGTTCCCGTGCCTGCTGATACATCCATAGCAAGGTTAAGTAATTCTTGGCTCTTAGTTACTGAGCCTGTTACCTGTAGCAGCTTAAGCATCGACGGCTGCAGCAAGTTTCTATTTACACCCGTAGCCGCTTCGATCTTATCGATGTATCGATCGATTTCCGGAGTAGCAAAAGCCAAGCCGAGGTTACGTACAGCTGTAGTTAATTGTGCTACTTCTAGTTGCTGATCTGCAAAAGCCTTAACGGCGTTTTTGCCGTACTGCGCTAGAGCGGCAGCTGAAAAGGTAAGCCCAAAAGCCTTGCCTAAATTCTTTACGTTTTTCTCAAAGCCACTTATTTGTTTTTGGCCTTTTGCTAACGCCTTACCATCAAAGGTAGTAACGGCATTTACGAATAAATCGGGTAACTTGGCCATTATGCCGCCTTCGCGTAACGGCCCTGATTAAAGCCAGCTATAGTTTTTTCAATAGCTCTTACTACTGCAGCTTGAGCCTTGCCTTGATCTTCTGACCAAGCTCTAAAAATCATACGTCCACGGCTTGCACCATCGCCATACAAAGGCCCCATACGGCTAATAAAGTTAGCGCCTGCGCCTGGGTTATTGGATCGGCTTTTAGGATCTCCGCTAGGGTTTTTACGTCCGGCAGTTTCATAAATAGCGCCGCTAGCTGAGGCGTTCGCGATGATGTACATCGACGACCAGCCGTTACGGTTGCGCTTGCTTGGCGAGGCTGAGTAATACACGCCTTTACTAGCTAGAGCTGCATCGTATAGTGGAAACATACGTACGCGCCCGTCCGTGTTAAGGGTTCTAAAGGCCGAGTTACGAGCTGTAATCTTTCGGCCCTTAGTCCCCTCATTCCAGTTATACAGGTTGCCCGGTACTGGAGACGGCGCGTAGCCCCGAGCCTTGTCCCGGATGGGGATCATTACGCCTTTAATCTCTTTGTTCATCTCTTTTAATAGTTCAGGATCTATTTTACGCATAGCCTTTAGAGTCTCTTTAACGCCGTCTAGTGTTACGGACATTTTTAACCTCCTCGGCTTGCTCGTTTAATACCTTTACTAACATCTTAAACATCTCTGTATCGAGATCGAGTATCGCCTGAGGCGCGACCTGTAACCGTATAGATAGCTGTGCTACTAAGTAGGTTATAGAGCCGCGCCCTAGGCTAAAGGTTCGTCATCTAGTACCTCAACCTTAGCTAAGGTATCTAAAAACTCTGCCCCAAACATCGGTACAGTTTCGCCGCTAGCGCGTAAGCACTCCCAAGCTAACCAATACACGTCGCTTTGTTTCTCGTCATCTCTAAAGGCTTTATGAAAACCTTTTTTCGCATAAATTTCAAAGGCGTACTCAATACGCGGCGTAATTTGATGTTCACTAACTGCGCCCGTAGCCCTTGTTATTTTGAGTCGTGCCATTTGTTTAGCCCCTTTTCTTTTTTGTTATGAAGTAGTAACTACGATTGGTGAATTACAGGTAAATGTAATCGATTGGCTTGAGATGTCCCCTACAGCGCCGTTAATGTCGGTAGTGTTGTTTACCAAAATCGTAGTGCTGTATAAAGGGTTCTCTGGGCCTACTGCAGCGCTTGTCTGCTTTAGCGTGATTGGTACAGTAGTACCCCACGCAGCTTGGAGCGTAGCTCGGACAGATCCAGCACCTGAGGCGCTGTTATCGTTTAGGAAATCTAGAGTAATGGTTGATGTCTCTAGGCCCTTCGTAAATTTTCTAGAACTATCTCCCATCGCTGTGACTTCTAGTTCCTCGAATACGCGATTAATCGTCGCGCTCGTTACGTTCGCAGAGAGTGCAACCGAGTTAAGGGTCGCGACTACTCCATTTGATAGAAATACGGCCATCGCCTATTCCTCGCTTTTCTCTGTAGTAGGTGTATTAGTTTTTGCTTCTTTTTTTGGTGCTTCTTTGATTTGCCCAATCTTAATTAAAAAGGCAATATCTTCATCGGTTAGGGTCATTTGTTAGCTCCAGCTCGTGAGTATTGATAGGTCTATAGATGCTGTTAGCAAAGTACCGCTCTGTACGTCTAAAGTACTCGGCGCGCTAACAGCTCCAATATTCATTACGATCGATGAGGCTGCAAGTTTGTTAAACACAGCTACGACCATATTTTCGATGCCCTGTAAATTTCCCTGATTATCCAGTAGCGGCACACTCATCTGGATCCGAAAATTAGCCATAGGCGAAATTGAGTTATACGTGTTATTGCTGGGAGTGATGTAAGGATCTCCCGGAGCGACGATCACACTATTGGCCGTAATTGTTGGCGGTGGAAAGCTGTAAGTATTCCAAACGTTTGCATTAGCTAGAGCTGTAGCAAGTGAGGCGCGTAAAGTCGTAATAGGTACAGGCATTTAGCCCACCATAGAATTCGGATTTTGATACCCGGCGATGAGCCCTCGGATCTTGCCGATCATCGCGTTACCTAAACGATAGGGGCTCGGGCTAAAGCCGTCGATCGATACTCCACCTGTTTGTGAGACTTGGCGAGCCTGCCAGATATCTACGGCCAAAATCATCGCGGCTTCACGTACGGCCGGAGTAGTCGCGTAGCTGTTTGTTTTTGTGTCTGCGCCTACGGCTTGGCCATAAGGTAATACGCGCTGAAAATTGACGTTAGCGGCGGTCTTAGCAAACTGGATAAAGCTATAACCGTTAGGCCAATTAAAGTAAGTGTTATTCCACACGATAGACGGTAGCTGAGAGGATGTACCAGCTGACCAAGGGATCGTACCCGTGATCGTGTAAGTGCCGTTAAAGGTTGAGCCGCATCCACTCAAGGTTACAGACTGACCCGTAGTAAAGATCATAGGGTTAGCGATCATCGCGGTAATTACATTATTTTGTAACGTTACTCCCACTACTGGCGCTGAGGCAAACCATAAAAATTGGTTAAGTAAATCTTGAGCAGTTTGGCAGACTTCCTCCACGATGGCAGACGAATATAAATTCTCAATTCCAAGGTTAGCTCTTAACTCGGCCTCGGTGACGTAACTCGCTGGCATCTCTACTCCAATCTTAAAAGAGGCCGGTAGGGCTCAAAGGGCTAAGAGCCCTACCGACTATTAGGTTTTTTGCTTATGCCTTTAGGTAACGAACAATACCGTTAGGCATTTTTGCGATAGTTGCCATAAAGCCGTAAATCGCTACCTGTACTTGTAGGTTCGATACTACGTTTACTGACATATAAGCCTGAGGGCTGCGGTAAACCGTAAACGCTTCAGGGGCCAAAATTAACGCCGATGAGTCGTCTACTGTGGTTTCTGTGAAGTTCTTGTCTACGTATAGATCAAGGCCTAGTACGTTACCGCGGATAGACTGAGGGCCTACCTGTCCCGCCGCGTTCATCGGTTGGATGGCATTGTAAATTGGTCTCTTTGTGGTATCGGTTGCGCCCATTAGTAGCTGCCATTGTGCGGCATTTCCTACGTAGTTCTGAGCAAAGTAACCTGTGTTTTTGTAGATGGCTGCTGCAGCTTGTGAAGTAAAAGCAATAACTCCATCGCTATCAGCTGTTGTAGGTGTTGAGCCTGTACTAGCTGTTAGTAGAGCATTTACTACGGCTGTATCAATCGTAGTTAGGTACGCATTTTGTAGCTGTTGTGTTAGCTCTGCATAGAAATTAGGATCTGATCTTTCGAGAAGCTCGATTGAAATCGTGCCCATACCTGAGTACTTCTGAACAGTTCCAGTTAAATACGCGCTCTGCATATCAGTATTGGATACAGCGCCGTTTTCTGCTTCTACTGTAACGGTTGGCGCTACGCCTGTACCGCCTCCAGCTGCAGTAACAAGTGAGGGTACGTTAATTGTCATACCTTGTGCTGGCAAAACTCCCTGTGAACAAGCATCGATCGCAGGTGTACCAAAACGAGTATTAGTTACAAACTCTTGTAGGTACTGTGTTGGATTAAATGCAGGGTTTCCAGCAAAATCATCTGCAGCAGTTACGTAGAGCTTTGACTCATCGCTACCTAGTGCAGCTTTGATCTTATGCTCTGTGTATGTTGCCATAGATACGATTGGTGTACGTAGTCTTTGAGAGTCAAGGACTGACGGACGAATAATCTTACGAGCAGCTTCGACTTTTTCAGCCTCGGCCGGTGCATCTACCGGGGTTTCCTCCGGTGTATTTTCTGGGGCTGTAGTCACAGCTTCCTCGCTTTCGGTTTCTGTTTCGGTTTCGATCTCTACGATAGTCGTAGAAATAGTAGTTGTTTTTTCTTTTGTACTTGTTGCAGCTTCGATAGCAGCTCTCGCCGCCATAATTTCATCGACGGATGCGCTAGAAAATGCGGCGCTCTCGACGAGCGACACTTCCTTGAGGACGGCAGCCGTGACAAGCAAGTAATCACCCATCGGCTTCGAGGCGGTTACATCCACCCCAACGGATAGGCCGGATACGAGATTTTCTTGCGCTAATACGAGTGCATCTTGTCCTCGAGTGCTACTCGAAAGCTTAAACGATCCGTATACGCCTTCGGTAGAGTCGCTAAAACTAATAGCGCGACCTACTGGCTTGTCCTGTTGATGCTGCGATAGTAATTTAATTTTTCCTGCATCTGGAATAGCAATACTGCCGCGCTCGAACATTACACGGCCTGCGCTTGTGTGACCGATCTCGCCATATGGTGCAACGAGTCCGGATACGATGCGGCGCTCTGTATCTGCGGCTTGGATCTCTTGACTAAACGTTAGTAGCACTTGCATCTCCCAGCGG